ACTATTACTAGTAAAAATGTAGTAGTAGTTGATTTAGTTGTTGGTTCATTGCTAAGGCAATTAAGAGATTTAGGTATAGCTGGTAGAGAGATAGCTGATTTTGCAGATCTAATGGATATTGACGGTCCTGCAGATCAGATTATGGATACTATGCTAACTGCTTTAACAGAAGCTAAAAGAGCTAGAATAGTTAAATCACAAAACTTCAGAGAATTAGGAGCTGGTAAACGCCGTAAATTCTTAGAAGAATCTTTATCTAAAGATATGGCAGATACTAGAGATTCTATTATGTCTATCTTACAGATAGCTAAAGAGGATCCAGACGAAGGTTTATTAAATGCTCTATTTGAAGCTTTCTCCCAAATGAAAGAAGTCAATACTTTAGATGACTTCGATGCATGGGCTAGAAAGGTAATCAAAGGAGGAGTTATAGGAGGTAAGAAACAGACTGGTGTACTTGTAAAAGAATTAGAAGGTATGATGGTAAATAGTATTCTAAGTGGTCCTAAGACACCTGTAAGGGCTTTAATGGGTACTTCAATCGCAACCTTTACTAGACCTTTTGCTACGACACTAGGAGCTACTCTTAGATATCCTTTTGATGGAGACTCAACCACTATGAGAGCTGGATTATCATCACTTAATGCTATGATGGAAACTTTACCAGAAGCATTTGAGTTATTTAAATCCAGAGTAAACTCATATTGGAAGGGAGATCTTTCAACAATTAAATCTAGATTCGCTGAATTTAATAGAGGAGATTCAAATTGGGAGTTAATGAGAAGATGGGTAGAGGATTCAGGTAGATCTACAGTAGGAGATCGTATAGCTTTTAATGTAGCTAATATGGCTAGAGCTATAAATGATAATAGTTTCTTCAGTGGCGGTACTAGAATAATGGCTGCTATGGATGATACTTTTGCGTATCTTCTAGGTAGAGCTAAGATGAGAGAGAAATCATTTAGATCTGCTATGGATGCTAAAGCAAAAGGTGTTCTTACAGCTTACACAGAAATAACTCCAGATCTTATTAAAGTATTTGAAGAAGATTTCTATAGACAAGTTTTCGATGCTAATGGTAATATAGTAGATTCAGCTACTAAATTTGCTCGTAAAGAAGTTACACTTACTCAAGAATTAACTGGATTTGTTTCTGGATTAAACCAAGTATTCCAAGCTAATCCATGGGCTAAACCATTCTTCCTATTTGCTAGAACTGGTATTAATGGATTACAATTAACTGCTAAACATACACCTGGATTTAACTTTTTAGTTGCAGAATTTAATGATATTGCTTTTGCAACTAAAGCTGATATACCAGATTTAGCTAAGTATGGTATAACTAATCCTGCTGAACTTGCTAATGCTAAGGCATTGCAAACAGGTAGATTTGCTATGGGTTCTGCTGTTGTCAGTATGGCATCCTGGGCATGGTTAAGTGGTAAGATGACTGGAGACGGTCCAATGGATAGACAAAAGAAACAAGCTTGGATAGATGCTGGTTATAAAACTAGACAATTCTGTTCTGGTGGAGTTTGTATAGGATACGATGCCTTCGAACCATTTAATCAAATAATGTCTACTATTGCTAATATAGGTGATCTTAGTCAATTAATGGGTGAAGAATGGACAGAAAAAGAATTACAAAAAGTATCTTTAGTTGTCGCTACATCAATAACTAGTAAATCTTATTTAGCTGGATTACAGCAATTTGTTGATTTACTTGGTGGTAGACCTGGACAAATTGCTAGAATTCTTTCAGGTTTAAGTAATAACCAAGTACCTTTAGCTGCTTTAAGAAATGAAATAGGTAAGATCTTTACTCCTTATACTAGAGAATTGAATTCTGGTATACTAGATTCTTGGAGAAATAGGAACCTTATTACTGAACATATAGCTGCTAATGAACTTCCTATTAAATATGACTTATTAAATGGTAAGCCAATTAAAGATCATGATCCTATGACTAGAATGTGGAATGCTTTAATGCCAATTAATTTCAATTTAGAATCTAGTCCTGGTAGGCAATTACTATTTAACAGCGGTTATGATTTAAGGATGTCTGTATTATTCTCACCTGATGGATATGATTTAAGCAATTCACCTCAAATTAGATCAATGTTTCAAAAATCTATTGGTGATCAAAACTTAGAACATGAATTAAATAAATTAGCTAGAAACAAAAAGATACTAGCTTCTATTTCAAACATGCAGAAAGATATTAAAAGTGGTAAAAGAGGTGATTACGAACCCGGAGATTACTATCATAATATAATAATTGGTAGATTATTTGACAATGCTAGAGAAAAAGCTTGGTTAAATATCCGTCAAGAAGACGTAGTAACTGATTTAATTCGTGAAGAAGATTTAAAAACATTAAATCGAAGAAAAAAAACAAATGAAACTGAAAACTTACTAATACCTAGTAGATAACAATGGCAACAGAACAAACAATTACAATTAGTGGAACTCCTACAGTGGTTTCTGGTGTCACTGTTCCTTTCGTGGATCCATCAGATTTAGAGATATATGTAGGACAAGGTAAAGTAGAGAAAGTAGTATTAAATAATGCTGGAGCTGGTTATGCTGACGCAACTAATGCTGCTCTTGAATTCTCAGGTGGTGGTGGTAGCAGCGCAGCATTAACAGTAGATGTAGCTAATGGTCAAGTATCCTTAGATAATGCTGGTGTACCTACTAATAAAGGTAGTGGATATACAACTGCTCCTATTGTAGGATTTGGTAATATATCAGGTGGTACTGCAGCTGATGCTACTGCAGAAATATATGTTAAGAAAACATCAGTTACAGACTACTCAATATCTGGTAATAGTGGTGCTGCTACTATTACCTTTACAGTTGCTTTGTCTAATGGAGATAAAGTATTAGTAAAAAGAGTAACAAATGTCAGTGCAGCTACTAATACATTTGATGCTGGTAGTACTATAACAGCGAAAGAACTAAATGATAGTTTTAATCAA